AAGAACATGACGACGGATATGTTCTACAGAGAAATACTTACCTACAAATGGATCCATCTGAGTGACAGTCATCATTCTCTGATTCATCATTTCAATTTCTTTAAGTTCATTGAAATGATTATCAAAGAGATAGTCATACTGGATATGCTCTTTCATATCATCCCAGTCTTCAGGGGAAATTACTCCCTTAAGAATGAGTTGAGTCTTGAGAATATCGTGGAATAACTCGCTAAATCTTTTACGTAGTCTTCCGATGAACTTGGTAAACTTAAGTTCGTCACGGAGGACTTCAGTGGTTTTACCGAGGTTGAATCCTTTGTTATCGTCTGTGAGACGAGAGGGAGGAAGATTGAGGCTGTTATAAAGCTTCTTCTTAAAATACTCAACATCTTTGAGTTCGCCTAGGTTCTGTCCCCCAGGTAGAGTTGTGATCTCAGTTCCACGACCACCCTCTCTACGAGGTAACCAAAAATCCTCTAGCATACTCATGTGCTTTTTGTCGTCACGCATCTCACCAGTGTTTGCATCATACACTAGCTTGTTGCGATAGCGACTCATAACATCACGAAGATATTGTTCCGCTTTAACCTTAGGTAGATTACCTACATCAATGTAGAAAATTCTACGCTCAGGAGCACGGGACAGTCTGTATATAACAAGACTATCTTCAATCATTCTAAGTTGATTGAGAGACTTGATTGCCTTATGAAGGTAACCAAGAGTCATTCTTTTGTTTAAATCTTGTAGTCCAGAATTAACAAAGGTGACAGAATCTACTGCCATCTTTACACCTTGTGACAATGACATGTCACCAATTGGTCCTAAGACACCACCTTTATAGAATCCTTTTGGATTAAAAAGATAGTAGTCAACAAACGTACCATATTCATACTCAAGTGCTGTGCCTTTAATTGCTGCACGTGCTAGAGCATCTTTTGGAGCATTATCGATTTTTTGACGAACCTTCTTGATCTTCATTGGATCAATGTACCGAAGTTCCGTAATACCTTTCTTTGGGTTTTCTAGGTCAATGACCTTATGATAAAATAACCTTCCTTCAATGTACCAAGTTCTAACAATCTCATGTGCGCGATTGTCGAAATTTAAAAGACGTTTGAGATAATCAAACTCTTTACGGACTTTGGTTTTTACACCATTACCCACTTCAAGATTATCCAGATTAATTTCTACTGGGGAATCATATGCGTCACTAACGATAAACTCGTTAACAACTTCATCTACGGCACTATCCACCTCAGGGTGAATTGCCATATCGCGATAGCGACGGATCATCTCAAACTCGTTACGAGCAGAGTTGTCCGTATCTACATAGGTTCCATAATAACCACCAGCAGCAACTGCTACTGGATCATCAGCAGCAGGAGGGACAGGAGATTGCCCCCTGCCCTTATCCTTCCTATTAATCTGGAAGCCAAATAATTGACTCATGATTTAAAACTATAGTTGATCGTTCAACTATTTATCAACCCACTTCTTTGTTGTTTCCGACTCTACCTGATACTGAAGAACCAGCAGCTGATGTGGATAAACCATTACCAGCTCTGAAGTATGAATACTGCCACTCAACTGTGAACTCTTCAACCTGATCATTACTATCATAAGCAAGATCGATTTGAGAGACGTTAGTTGGGAATGAATGAACTAATTCATATGTTCTGAGAGCAACACCACTTGCACTAGCATCTTTCTCTAGTTGAGTAACATAGAGTGATGCCATGTAACCATCGGTACCTTGAGTAGAAGGTTTGAATAGTGGTGAAGTGTTACCTTCATGAGTGTTGATCTGGTTTGCCCAGAACTCAAAGAAGGAACGTAGTTTGAAGTCCTTATCATTGAAGAATGTTGCAGACCAAGTATCGAAGGTTCTGTCACCAGCGATCTTAACTGTTCTTCCTCTAAAAGGAACTTCAATAATACCTAGGTTGGAACCAGGTAGTGCTGCAGACTTACACATGAGAGTTGATAGTTCAACCTCACTTAAACTTACAGCATCTGCGGCGAGTTCTTTTAGTGCGGATGGGAAGTTAATATCCACACTGAACATATTGGGCTTTACGCCTTGCCCAATATTTTGTAGAAATGTACTTACGTTTGACGTTGCCATTGTTGTTTACCTCGTTTTAATTAGTATCGAATCATCATCTACCGACGACTTCCTCAAAGGAAATGCCAGTTCTTGTAGCAGTTACTGTAACTGTTACGAAGTTAATAGAACGGGTAGGCTTGAGGTATAGTTCAGCAACAAACTCATTCCTGTCGATAACTTCAGGAGTATTGTTTGAATCATCACAAACTACTAAGAAGTCTGTAACCCCTCTACGTGCCTGTACCTCTGCAAGATAAGAAGAGATAGAAGCATTGAATCCTGCACGAGTAACAGTATCATTTTGTTCAAAGATAACTGCTTCAGCAAGAGCCTTTGCTCTCTTCTCAACGTTAAGGAATAAACGACGAACGTTAATTCTATCAAACGCAGAAGGTGATGCAAGACCTGTCTTATCTCCAAAGAGAACAGGACCAGCGCCTGGGAAGGAAACAATAGGGTTAACTCTGTTAGTGTAAAGATCGTCTCTCTGTGCCTTGTTAGGATTGAAAGCGAGTTTTACTACATTCTGTAGACCACCACGATTGGTGCCTGCAGGTGAGAACCAGTCATCTAGTATTGCAGAAGTTGATACACATAGACCAGCAACATCTCCGTTGCAACCAACGTAACGATACTTGTCGTTAAATCTGTCATAAGTGTACTTAACACCACTGTCTAGAACAACATAAGAACTAGAAGCAATGTTATCAAAGAACTCAAGAGTCTTAGTAAGTTGCTGAGAACCACTTAGTGCAGCACCACCAGATGTTGCAACCTGAGTTCCAGTCCAAGGTGAAACAAATGCAACACAATCCTTTCTTGTATTAGCAACAGCAGCAACTGCTTGTGCCTTAGCGATTGTGTCAGTTTCATTAGCACCGTCACCACCCATTACAACAAAGTCGATACTTGTTTCTTCAGTGTCTAAGAACTCATCATATGCTGACTGAATTTCTCCAGCAGTATATGCATAGTCATCAACACCACCAGATAGAGCACCACCAGCAGTAGAAAGAATCCTTGATAGGATTAGTGGACTAGCAGCAGTAGCACCATAAGATGCAGCAGTAGCGCCAGGATCTTCTCCAGCGGTAGTAACATCAGCTGCTTGTAAAGGAACACCAGCATAGATGTAGTTTGAATACTCATTAATATAATCTTGCCAATAAGTAGAACCACCTTCAGGTGATTTACCATCACTTAGTTTTGAAAGGTAAGTTAGTCTCTCAACAATATTGTTGGTTGATTCATCAACAACAACGACATGTACTTCGTCGTTTGATAGATAACGCTCAGAAGCATATGATGAAGTTCCAGGACGTGGAGCAATTGCTTTGTAAGTTAAACCAGTTGAACCAATTGTTTCTGCATTCCAGTTTGAAGCAGTATATGCTACAGCAGTATCACCACTAGCAGGAGTAGGAGCAGCACTACCTTGAATAATTGTAAAGGTGTTAGCATCTACAGCTTTGTATACTTCATGAGCAACAGAGTTGTCATCAGTATACGTACCACCAGCAACTAAAGCGTGACCAGTTTTGGTAACAGTGTAATCTGGTCCTTTGTCAACGATAACAACGCGAAGGTTGTTTCCGTCACTACCAGCAGAACGTGCTATAAATTTTTCGCTTGATACACCTGCATCAAATGCGTCTTTGTCTGCAACTAAAACTGGGTTTGCAGTTGCTGCGTTAACGACTCCAGTAGCAGCACGAACAACTGCTAGTTGTCCACCGTAACGAAGAAACTCAGATGCTACTAACCAATCGCCAGCGTTAGCCTCAGATGGTGCGCCGAATGTATCGATCAGTTCCCTTTCGGAACCTATGTTTACTATTTTGCCTACTGGTCCTTTGCGGAAAGAAGAAGCGAAAGCAGCACGAATTGCTAGTGCTCCTACAACTACCGCATTGGATAAATCACTTTCTCTAATAACAACACCAGGCGAGACTTGACTTGCCATGTTTTTACCTCTAGATATCATTTTTATCTAAAAGTATTTAGATTTTTCAATGTTTCAAAGGTGGTGAACTATGCATGAACTACCAATCAGGATAACCCCAATCAGCAAATGGATCTCTCTTTTTCCTAGATGCCATAACCCTTTTGACTGTACAGTCCTTACATTCATATGCATATGCAGATGGGTGACCTTTCTTAGTCTTCCTAGTCAGATAGAATTCTGAAATTAAATCTTTACTTTCCCCACAAGTTCTACATCTCCTTTCTTTAAAGAGAAGGTGCTCTAGGGAAAACTGCTCCCCAATATCCATCAGTAGTTCCACATATATCCAACTTCTTCTTGCTTGTCTCCGTAGGCCCACATATCGCCGTCTGCATCAATGAAGGTATCGTCACCCATACCGTCATCAATAAAACCAAAAGGAGCCATATCCTGTTCAATTTGATTTCTTTGTTCGTCATAGATTCTCCTCCTAATATCTTGGTCGGTCATTTCTTTAAAGTATTCCTGCATGACTAACCATGCAAACAATACCATACACATTACTAAGTCATCATGGTATCCTTCATCTGCTTCCCATGCTTGTTTCTTCTGAACAAACGTAGTAAGTTCTTGGAAAATATTAAAGTCATTGAATAATAATTTATCTTCTTCAATGATTGCTTTAAGATTAGAGCATCCAATCTTCTTAACAGTTACACTCATCTTAACACCCAATTGAGTCTTAGTTCCAGAGAACCCTTGACCCACTACTTGACCTGCTCTACCACGCATTGCACACATGAGTACGTTAGGATACTCAAGGTCATAGTTTAATGTTGCTGCTATACTATCTCCTATATCATTAACCTCTACTAGAATGTATGGATTATTATATTCCTTTGCTACTTGGAAGATGACCGAGGGAAACAGTACAGGTTTAATCTCATTATTTCTGTACTTCGCAACGATCTGATA